CTACAAGCTGGATATTGATACCGTGGACGCACTGATTGAGGCCACTGTCCGGGATATGCAGCAGGAGGCCTTTGAGGTCGTGGCGCTGCCTGGTGCAACTGACGAGGGCGAAGAAGAGAAGGAGGATTGACGGCTGAGTGGACACGGTTCCATGGAACCGGGTGATACTGGAAGAATTCTGCTCCCTGGCGATACTCACACCGCTGGAAGAACAGATACTCCGCACCCGGGCCGCCGGATGGAGCCAAGCGAAACAGTGCCACAAGTTTCATGTGTCCCTTGCCACAATCACAAGAACGGTCAGAAAATTAAGGCGAAAGTATGAATTTTGCAGGAAGTACAGCGATAAATTGCCGGAAAACTTGAAATTCTAACTTGCCCGCAATTTGCTGACGAAAATATGACGAGACCCCGACGAATGGATGAGGATTCCATCGCCGGGGTTTTTGCTATGATATATCCAGAAGGTGGCCACCTCCTAATATTTTAAAGGAGGACTTCTAATATGGTTGAAGTCGAAAAGGAATATGCCTCCAAAGGTGTCGCTGGTGCCGGTCTTGGTACTGGCATTGCTGGTTTGGCCTTGGGCGTTCTGAACGCTATGGGCGGTATCGGCGCTCTGGCCCTTGGTAACCGTGGCACAATGCCTGGTCCTGGCGGGTGTAGTGAGAATACGCCTGTAAGCCGTTACGACCTGGCAAAGCAGCAGGAGCTTGCCGCCAAGGATTCCGAAATCGCTCTGCTGAAAGCCAATACCTACAATGACCAGAAAGACCTCCAGCTGTACGCCTACATTGACGCTCAGTTGAAGGAAATTCGCAAGACCTTGTGCGACCAGGCTGTGCACAATCAGCGGACCGAGGACAGCTTCACCCTGGCCCGGCAGGATATTGCGGCTGTTAAGTCCGACCTGACAAGGGAAATCCAGATCGAGGCGGAGCGGCGCTGCTGCGGTGACAATTCCATCGTGACCTACGCAAACGCAACCTTCTATCCCAAGATGGTTGCTGACGTGACCACTGGAACCACCACTACGGCTCAGTCCCTCTACAACCCTCTGCCCAAGTGCGGCGGCGGTTGTTGCAACGGTAACTGATTCCCAGCCAAAGGGGCGGCAACCGCCGCCCCACATTTTCAAGGAGGTAATTTTTATGGTTTCTATGGATACTGTCCAGTCTGGAATTGCAAAATTCATTGACCGAGATATTGCCCCAAGCCTAAACGGCTGGGACAGAGTCCTGATTGCCGGAGCCGGTGGCCTCTTGACGGCCAACATTCCGAATATTATCGCCCAGTATGCGGAGCACCCCATGTTTAAGGCTCTGGGCGTTTACGATAAAGAGCGCAACGCAGTCGATGTAGACGCTCTGTACAACGCCGCCAAGCCGTACATCAGCGATCCTATCCCTGTGGAAATCCCGATGCTGAAAATCACGATCAAAATAGGGAAGAAAGAGCTGGATACGCTGTATGCGTACATTAAGGAAGGAGCGTAAGGCTACATGAAGGAAATAAAGCTCCTAATGGAGCACATAGAGGACGAGCTGCGCGACGCTCACACCTATGCGGAGCTAGCTTTAGAATACCGCACCACAGACCCGGAGACGGCGGAACTTTTCTACAAGCTATCCGGTGAGGAAATGAATCACATGAACGCCCTGCATAAGAACGTGGTCCGCCTGATCGATGCTTACCGCCGGGAGAAGGGTGAACCGCCTGCGGACATGATGGCGGTCTACGAGTACCTGCATAAGCGGGCGATCGAGAAAGCGGAGAAGGTCGGTGTCCTGCAAGGGATGTACAAAAAGTAAACTGGCCGAAATCGACCAGTTTAGAACATAAAAAGGACACGCCCTGCCAATTACGGCAAGGCGTGTTTTCTGGTTTGGACGAAGACCATTCCGGAAACGGTTATCGTGTTCGGATTTGCGTCCAATGGTGGACCATTCGGCCCCGTATCCGAACTCCCGGCTTCTACAAATGATGCAGAAACACGATATGTTTTTGTCGGAACTGCTGACAAATTGTAAGCGGTTGTGATTTTGAAATAGCCCGGATCATCGTCGTAAACTGTGACGGAGTTGACAAACAGGTCTATGAGCATCTTTTTCTGGGTTTCCAGCGGGACGGCCTGCTTACGAACGGATTCCAGGTAGTAGACCACCATTTCCTTGGTTAGGTGGATGACGGAGTGCTGCTCTTCCAACAGCTGGGCGGATAATCCTTTGCGTTGGGACTCCAATTCTGCAATCCTGGATACCAGCGTGTCAGGGGCCATGCCGCTGGTCTCTATAGCCTTGGTCAGGTTACGCACCTTGCGTTCAATATCGGCGATCTGCTCCCGGATAGCGGGGATGTTGGTATTCTGCTGTATTTCCTCTTCTGACTGGCGGGCGGCGACGGTAGCGACATAATCAATGACATCATCCGTCAGGACCTCCAAGGCATCCTGGACAACGATATCCTCTATCCAGTCCTTCGGGACTGGCTTTTTATTACAGGCCCTTCGGATTTTGCGACCTGCGCAGGAGTAGTAATTGTAGGTATGGCCGTTCTTGCTCCTGCCACACTCTCCGACCATCTGAGAGCCGCAATGGCCGCAGAAAATCTTTCCGGCGAGCAGATACGGCACTTTTGCTTTCCCCCTGGCTGGGGCTTGTTCATTGACTTTCAAGCGAGATTGCACTTTTCGCCACACATCGTCTGTGACAATTCTCGGAACAGAATCTTCCTGGCGAATATCCTTGTATTTGTACACGCCAATGTATTTCTCGTTCCGGAAGATATTCTTGAAACTGCTTTTATTAAATTTAGCACCCTTTGCTGTACGGTAGCCTCTGGCGTTAAAATCATCGCAGATGGCGGCTACAGTATCCCCGCTGGCGTATCTGTCGAAAGCCTCAGACACCAATGGTGCGGTTAGTGGGTCAATTGCCCATTTTTTGTTTTCGATTTTGTAACCAAGAGGAACAGAACCACCCAGGGCGTTCCCTTTTAGGGCGCTTTCCCGGTTGCCGCGGATGATTTTCTCCCGGAGTTCGTCGGAGTAATATTCATTCAGACCCTCCAAGACAGATTCCAGGAGACGGCCCTCCTTGGTGGCGGAAATGGCCTCCGTGGCGGATTCCACGCCGCAACCATTTTTGTACAGGAGGGCACGGGCGGCGGCGCTGTCCTGACGGTTCCGGGCGAAGCGGTCAAGCTTCCACACGAGCACGGTGTTCCATGCGGCCCGCTTGCTGTCTGCAAGCATCTGCTGAAATGCTACACGTTTTGCCATGCTGGTATGGGCAGATATGGCCCGGTCCACATACACGGCGGCAATACGGTATTCTTGCCGGATACAGTATGATATCAATTCCCGAAGCTGGCCCTCTATGGACTGTTCCGATTGCCGGTCGGAGGAATAGCGCATATACAGGCAGCAGGTGGCCACGCAGTCTGTAGACAGCGCAGAAGGATTCTCCGCAAACTGCTGCCTTTCCTCCGGAGTCAGCGCCGACAGGTCAATGGGCATTGTTTGCATCCCGTTTCCTCCCTTTTGCGTTTCGCCTTGCCACTGTTCGGACGATATACAAGCACATTCCGATAATGGAAAAAGCCGCAACGTACACAATTGGGGCTGTTGTGGTGCCTCTAATTAGGCCTAGATTTGGATTCCTAGCGTCCAAGGTTACATATACCATCAGGAGCAAACCAAACAGCACAGAAAGACCAGATGTTACATAGGCAATTTCCTTCCAGTTACTACGGACTGTAGAAATTTCATTTTCCATTATGTGGCTTCTGTCTTCCAGCCTGGATATGGCTTTGCCCTTCTCAGCAATCATTTCCTCTTTGTGGGCTAGCTCGGTTTTTAGCTGCGTAATTTCAGCGCTTTGGTCTTGCCTTGGCGGTGAAATCTCCATCAGTTCATCAAGAGAAAGGCCCAGATCAATGGCTATGGCTGTAACATCATATATGCTTGGCCCAGATAGATGCCCTGAGAAAAATTTTTTGACGGTAGATTCGCTCAGCCCGGTGCTGTCTATGATTTGCTGGTTCGTTTTATGCTGGTCTTCCTTGGCGTTCTTCATTTTCGTAGGAAGATTTTCACAAATTGCAGAAATTTGCTGAATGATTTGCTGGTTTGCCATGGTTTGCCCCCTTACATTTCTAATACAGAACAGTGGATTTTCCTGAGAGCACCGGAATTTCTGATGTGCGTATTTACGAAACCTACCGTCGCAGAGTACCATAATGGTACGCCAACCGGCAAGGGATAAACGCATCCGGTGGCAGCCCCGCTGCCTTGTGGCACGGGCGGCGGGGCAATTATTCGTCCGTTTTATCGGACATTTCAAGTGCTATACATAAGGTATGAATTGAACGTACATTCGATAATAACTTGTAAAGGGGCGGCGACAATGTTGGAAGAGGTTTTGGAAATGTGGGGACAGCTGAACGAAGAGAATAAGAGGAAGATACTTACCCTTGAAGCTGCTCTTTTATCAACTCAGCCATTGCAGAACGAATCTGCTGCTGATGCTCAGGCGTGAGCATGGCAAAATATCTGGCGAAATCCTCGGTTTCCCTGTCGGGAGCCGGGGACTTTTCCGTTTCCGGGGTTTCCTCAGAGAAGTAGGAGACAGGAACACCGAAGTAGTCGGCGATTTTCTTTAATGTGTGTGGCTGTGGAGTTCCACCTTGCTTCCAGTTCGTAACGGTAGAAGACCGAATTCCGATCTTCTTTGCTACTGCATTCGCACTGGAGTTTTCTTTTGTGCATAGCTCCAAATACTTTGTAAAAAAAGACATGATAATCCCCCAAAAACTGTCGGTTCATACAAGATTGTTATTTTCGAGAATTAGATGTTGACTTTCGAGATTTTCGAGATTATACTAATGCCATGAACACCAGTTCACGAAAAATGAGTACAAAAATCCTCGGGGTAGGAACCCCATTTTTCAGAGGTTCCGGCTCCGGCAAGTGGCGAATGGTTTATTTGTTTCAGCAAAACCAATATAGCATACGCCACTCTGAAAAGCAACCGTTTTTCTGAATTTTGTTCAAATTCACCAAGAAAGGAAGGAGTGTTTTGAAAGTTGGAAACCCAGGCAACCATGCCCCGGACACCCAGAGAGCGGGTGCAGAAAGCGATGTTTATTCGCATGACCGTGACCATGAACAAGCTGACCTACGGCTGGCTCATTCAGGAGCTGGAAAACGAGGGATTCACGATCAGCAAGACCACCGTGAGCAGCGCTCTGGCGGGGAGCCTGGTCAGCCCGAAAACAGACGAGTTCCTGATGCGGGCGGAGAGAATCTGCAAGCGATACAGGCAGAGCTTTCCCACCAGGCAGCAATCCGGGACATAGGCAAACTGACCCTGGCTTTTGTAATGGCCGATGTTGGGGCCTACGAAGAATGGTTTTTTGAAAAATACGGTGTGAAGCCGGAACTATGAAAGGAGATTTTTATGGCAAAGTATAAGGTTGGAGATAAGGTGCGGATCGTGAGTGAGCGGCCCGCAAGCCCTCGTTTTGTTGATCTGATGGTGCAGTACCTTGGCAAAACGCTGACTGTATCAAAAGTTGAGGAAGAAACGCTTGGAGCAATCTACAGGTTTAAGGAAGCGACATATCCGGCAAGATTTTTTCGTACTGTGGGAAACGGTATGTGGGCGTTCTGTGAGGACTGGATTGCCGGCCTTGTCGAGCCGAAGTTCTCTGTTTCCGTTCGCTTCCACGACCGGCTGACCGTAGCGGAGCTTGTCAAGGACGGCAAGGTTGTTAAAGTCGAAAACGCCCGGTGTAACCCCAAGGACAAGTACAGCATGGCAGAGGGTGCGAGAATCGCCGTGGAACGGCTTTTTCAGGAGAAAGCGACCAATAAGCACAGCGAAGCCCGTCGGATAAACCTCGGTGATAAGTTCGTAGTTACCGGTAATTCGTACCGCCCTCTTCACTGCTTCAGCGATGGGACGATTGTAACAGCTGTCGCCTTTCGCGATAGTGGCACTTTTTTCTGTAAATCGGATGACGGCTTCTCCCAGTGCATCAGCCCTTTTGACCTTAAGCCTTACAAGGAGAACACAAAATGAGCCGCCCTAAAATCACGCCAGACGAGCTGGTAGAGGCTGAAATCTCCCGGCTGCTGGAATCCCCGGATGTGCAGCTTGCCAAGAAGGAGCTGGCCCTTATCAATCGCCGGAAACAGTATATGTACAAGCTCAGGAGCCTGGAAAAGCGCGGGAAGCGGCTCCGGGCGGATGGCTGGACGGAAGAGGCCCTGGAACTGAAATATCGAACGGAGGATGACGCATGAGCATCAAGGACGCAACGCCGGAGGAGATCGCTGCCATGAGAGAGCGCATCAATAAGCGGCAGTCAGACCGGCGGTATGAGATGGAAATGGACCAGGCCGTGGCCATGGCCTGTAAGGCCAATCGTGTCCCTTTCGTGGAGCAGGGCAAGGAACCGAGCCTGGAAAGCGTCATCGTTGCAACAGGCATGATGGCAACCGCCGGGGCGGCGGCAATCCTGGGTAACACCGGGGCCGTGCCCATGGGTTACGCCGTGGCTGCGGCTGGTGTGGCTATGGCTGGGGCCGTTACCCAGGTGGCAAGGGAGGTACAGAAATGAACATCCCGGAATGCTATGAGCCGTGGAGGCAGGCGGAGGCCAGAGAATCCGACTGGGACAACTACCTCTCTCGGTTCCCGGTATGCGCCCACTGCTGCTCCCCTATCACGGATTCCAAGCTCATTTACATCGCGAAGCACGCTGAATTCTATCACCTGAGCTGCATTGAGGCGATGGAGGAATTCAACGAGGCTGCGGAGGTGGAGTGATGCTGAGAAAAATTCCCACCTCCAATATGAGCAAGGAAGAGTGGACGAAGCTCCGCTCCTCCACCATCGGTGGGTCGGATGCCGCCGCTATTCTGGGGCTGAACCCACACAAGTCCCCATACGCCCTGTGGGCGGAGAAAACCGGTAAGGTCGTCCCGGAGGACATTTCCGGGAAAGAGGCTGTCCGGCTTGGCACAGACCTTGAGGACTATGTGGCCCGCAGGTTTATGGAGGCCACCGGCAAGAAGGTCCGCCGGGAGAACTACACCGTCTTCCGGGACGATATGCCATACGCACACGCAAATTATGACCGGCTTGTGATCGGCGAACGGGCGGGGCTTGAAATCAAGACCACCAATGCCCTGAACCTGACGAAGTTCAAGAACGGCGAGTTCCCGGCAACCTACTACTGCCAGTGCGTTCACTATCTGATGGTCTCCGGCCTCGACCGCTGGTATCTGGCGGTTCTGGTCCTGGGCATCGGATTCTATGTGTTCACCATTGAGCGGGACGAGAACGAGATCGCCGCCCTGAAAATGGCAGAGGAAAATTTCTGGGACATGGTTCAAAAAGACTTGCCACCGGAAATCGACGGAATGGATTCCACCATTGATGCGGTCAACGCCGTGTTCCCGGTGAGTGAGCCGGACACGGAAATTGACCTGACTGGCTGCGCCTCAGATCTGGCGATATTGGACGAATGCGGACAGCAAATCAAGGCCCTGGAGGCGAAGAAAGCCGCCGCCCAGGCACGAATCATGGAGGCCATGGGCGCCGCCGAACGTGGCGGCTACGCCGGTTACTCCGTGAGCTGGAAGAGCGGCAAACGGCAGACCTTCGACCGGGAACGGTGGGAGAAAGACCATGGGAATATCCCGGAGGAATATTTGAAAACTTCGGAAAGCAGGACTTTCCGATTCAAAAAGGAGAACGTGTAAATGGAAAACATGATTCAAAACGCCGCTGCCTCTACCCAAGCAGTTGCCAAGAAGAAAGCCCCTCAGTCTATTCAGGACTACATCACTGTGATGGCCCCTGCTATCAAGGCGGCGCTACCCAGCGTTATGACCCCGGAGCGGTTCAGCCGCATTACCCTGTCTGCTCTGAGCGCCAACCCGAAGCTCAAAGAATGCACACCGCAGTCCTTCTTGGGAGCCATGATGACCGCCGCACAGCTGGGCTTGGAACCCAACACTCCCCTTGGACAAGCCTACTTGATTCCCTTCAAGAACCATGGGCGGCTGGAATGCCAGTTCCAGTTGGGCTACAAAGGCCTCATTGACCTGGCCTACCGTTCCGGTGAAGTGTCCATCATCCAAGCACACACAGTCTACGAGAACGACGAATTCCAGTATGAGCTTGGCATTGACCCGAAGCTGCGGCACGTTCCCGCCAAGAGCAACCGGGGCAAGCCCATTGCCTACTATGCCATGTTCAAAACCAAGGACGACGGCTACGGCTTCCAGGTCATGAGCATGGAAGACGTGACGGAACACGCCCGGAAGTTCAGCAAGAGCTACGGAAACGGCCCGTGGCAGACCAATTTTGACGAAATGGCGAAGAAAACCGTGCTGAAAAAGGTGCTGAAATACGCTCCCCTGAAATCCGATTTTGTCCGTGGGGTCTCCCAGGACGGAACCACCAAGACGGAACTCGCCGCCGATATGTCCGAAATCCCGGATGTGACGGAGTATATCGAGGTGGATTCCAACACCGGTGAGGTCATTGAACCAGAAACCCCGGAGAACGCCTGATGTACACAGTACACGGACAGGACGGAACGCTGCTGATGCAGTCTGCTATGGATTTTCGGTATGACGCGAAAACGGAATTGTCGCTTCTCAATTCCGGCCACACAATCCGGCTGAATGGGAAACGAATCACCAAAAAGGAGGTAATGCAGAATGCAGAATGTAATTTGCATCACGGGAAGAATCGCCCGTGACCCGGAGCTGCGGAGAACCAATTCCGGCAAGGCTGTGACAAGTTTCTCTGTTGCCTGTGAGCGGGATTTTTCCGACAAGCAAACCGGGAAGAAAGAGGTTGACTTTATCGAGTGCGTCGCCTGGGGCGGAACGGCAGAGGTCGTCGAGAAGCATTTCCCCAAGGGCCGCATGATTTCCCTGACCGGGCGGCTGCAAATCCGGGATTGGACAGATAAGAACGGACAGAAGCGTCGCACGGCGGAGATTCTGGTTGGAAGTGTATATTTCTGCGGCAGCAATAAAAATGGCGCACAGAGCCATGGTGAGCCTGACATGGCATATCCCGCGCAGACGAATGACTATGCCATGCTTGAAGATGCAGATATGCAATTGCCTTTCTAGTTCCAAATAATCAATCTTTATCTGAAAAAATCGCACCTATACTTGCAACCTTTGCGGTGGGAGGTCAAACCGCAAATCCTAGGGAAGGAGCGAAATCGTGGCAAAAGAAGTTTTCAGAATCGCCTACCCGAAGACTGGCGCGGAAAAGAAGAAGTGGGCGAAGGAGTACGGCATGAATTCGTATTATGCCGGGAAACATTGGGCATTGCGAAAAAAAGACGCTGAGTTCTGGCACTGGCTTACGCTGGCAGCCATGAACGCTCAGGACATTCGCAGAACGCCCTTTAAACTGCCCGTAGCCGTTACATTCTACTGGAATGATAGGCTGGATATCGATAATCACGCGATCATGGGAAAGATGATCGTGGACGCAATGAAAGGCCGTGTCATCGAGGACGATAACCGGCGCTGGCTGAAAAGCGTTTCCCACAATTTTCACGATGAGGATTACATACAGGTTGAAATACGGGAGGTAGGGCCGTGACACAGTGTGAGCGTATCCTGCGGCATTTGCAGGACTATGGAAGCATTACCCAGGCCGAGGCTGTTGCCGAGTACGGCTGTTACAGGCTCGGCGCAAGAATCTGGGACTTGAAAGCCCAGGGCATACCCATCAAGAGCGAAACCGTCACTGGAAAGAACCGGTACGGGGAGCGGACAAGCTTTGCGAGGTATTCCTTGGTAGAGGGCGGTAACGATGGCTGAACGACGCATGATGGCAAAGTCCATCGTCCTGTCTGACGCTTTCCTGGATATGCCTATGAGCGCCCGGAACCTATATTTCACCTTCCTGGCTTGCGGGGACGATGATGGATTTGTCAACAACCCGAAGTCCATTATGCGTCAGACCGGGGCCAGCATGGACGATTTTCGGATTTTGCTGGCAAAACAGTACATCATCGCCTTTGAAAGCGGTGTGATCGTTATTCGGCATTGGCGGATACACAACTACATCCAGAAGGACCGGTACAAACCCAGCGAATGTATCTCTGAAAAAGCTATGATTTCCGTAGATAAAAAAGGCGTGTATACGGAATGTATACAGGATGTATCCAGTTCGGATACCCAGGTTAGGATAGGTAAGGATAGTATAGGAGAGGTTAATAATACAATCCTAACGGATTGTATAGGGCACTCTGACGAGTGCAGCGACCAAAAATCCTTGCCGAAGAAGACGAAAGCAAAGCGTTTTGTTCCACCGACCGTTGCCGAAGTAACGGCCTATTGCCAAGAACGTGGCAACAGGGTAAATCCTGAGGCGTTCGTGGACTTCTACGCCTCGAAAGGATGGATGGTGGGCAAGAACCCCATGCGGGACTGGAAAGCCGCTGTGCGGACGTGGGAACGCTCAGAAGGGCGTGGACACAACGGCTCCGGAAACCGGGGTAACTACACCCAGCCGGATGATGATCTGGTGAAATATTTTTAGGTGGTGATCACAGATGAACGCTGACGAGGCAAAGGAGCTGCTGGACCTGCAACGGCGGATGCAGCGGCTCCACGGGGTAACGCCGGAGCCAACCCCCAGGAACGAGCTTGCGGAAGCCATGATCGATACCCTGGCTGCCAAGGCAGAGCAAGCCGCAGAAACGGATACTGAGTATCTGGCGGAGGACGGACTGCTCCACTGCAAAATCTGTGGCGGCAAGCGGCAAACCGTTATCCAGCTCCCCTTCGAGGGGGCAGCGCCAAGGAAAATCCGCTGCTGGTGCCAATGCCCGACGGAATTTGACAAGGCCAAGGAACGGGAGAAGGACGTGACCATCAGCCGGAACCGGAGCGTTTGCTTCCAGGGATTCGAGGAGCTGCGGAAATGCACATTCGATTCCGCTGACGCTGACACGCCCACAAATCTGATTACAGCGGCGAAAAAATATGCCGATACTTTTCACGTCAGTTACAAGAAAGGGGCAGGAATCCTTTTCTACGGTCCTGTAGGCACAGGAAAAACATTCCTTGCGGCTTGCATTGCCAATGAACTGCTAAAAAATGGCTACAAAGTACGCATGACCAGCTTCTCCACAATCTCTGACGAGCTGTGGAACGCACCCAGCAAAGACGAGTACATAGCCGACCTGTGCAAATACCATCTGCTTATTTTAGACGATCTGGGGGCAGAACGAAAGACCGAGTATATGCAGGAGATGGTGTACAAAATCGTCAACGCCCGGTATGTGGCGGGCGCACCGATGATCGTCACCACGAACCTGACCAAGGACGAGTTGAGCAAGGCCCCCGACATTACAACCGCACGGACGTATGACCGGCTGCTTGAACGTTGCGTCCCGGTAGAGGTCACCGGAAAAAGCCGCCGCAGAGCCGCCGCTGCCGAAAACTGGGGTGAAATGCGGGAAATGCTGGGGCTGAAATGAATTTAGGAGGAACCAAAATGAATATCAAAGCGGAATCAGGTGACACCCCATGAACTGCAAAATCTGTCACACATCCCACACCCGGGACGAGCTGGACGACCGGGGCCGCTGCCGCTCCTGCCATGATGCTTACATGGCCACCCGGAACGGCCTCCACTACGGCGATTACATGGCCGCCAAACCCCGGCCCCATGTGCTGCCGGTGGCGGTCACGCCCCTGCGGGAGCTGCCCAATGAGGTGCTGGCCCAAATTATCCGTCAATGCTGCTGCGGCTCCACTTGCTTTGAATGCCCGGTGGAGCAGTTGTGCAACGGAACTTTCCGCACAACGGATGACTGGTTCGACTGGCTGGAAAGCGAGGCAGAGGAATGATCAACGTGGTAGAACAGCTTACGCCAAACCCAGTAACCCACGAGCATGGAGAAAATGGGTGCTGCAAAAACCCCAGGGAATGGGAAATGGAAATGATGCACCAGGTATGGGCAGCGGGCCTCCACGAAGCGGCCAATTGCTTTCAGGATGCGCTTGAAGCAAAGTGGAAGCTTGAATCTCAGAGAAAAGTGAAGCCGAAAACAAACAGAGACAGAATCCGAGCCATGACGGATAAGGAACTAGCAAAAATCCTTAACGGCGGATGCCCTCCGGGAGGAGCAAAGTGCAACGAGCGCTGCGAGACCTGCTGGCTCGACTGGCTCCGCTCCCCGGTGGAGGATGGCGAGAAATGAAAGTTCTGATCGCCTGCGAGAAATCCCAGACCGTCTGTACTGCGTTCCGGGAGCGGGGGCATGAGGCCTATTCCTGCGATATCCAGGAGCCGTCAGGCGGCCACCCGGAATGGCACATCCTGGGGGATGCCTTGGAAGCCATCAAGGGCGGGTTGATTACTACCATGGACGGGCGGACGCATGATGTGGGGCGGTGGTGTTTGCTGATTGCGCACCCGCCGTGTACGCACCTGGCTGCATCCGGAGAGCGGTGGTTTGCAGAGGGGCGAAAACCGTTGTATCTGCGGTATCAAGCAGCGTCCTTTTTCCTACAGTTATTGACAGCAAACTCCGACAGAATTGCTATCGAAAATCAGGTAGGGAAAATGTCGACGTTGTACAGAAAGCCGGACTGCATCATCCAACCGTGGCAGTTTGCCTTGTCCGACAGCGAAAATACGCTGAAAACCACCTGCCTGTGGCTCATCAATCTGCCAAAGTTGGAACCGGTACATACTGCCAGGCCAGAAATCAAATGGCATGATTGCGTTGACAGGGACGGAAAAAAACGAAGGCAGACACAGTGGTATTACGATACCAGATGCAAAGGAAAAAATGGGCGTGCATCGGCAGCAAGCAAAACCTTCCCCGGTATCGCCAAAGCTATGGCAGAACAGTGGGGAATTTTCTAAAGGGGTCGAAATCGACCCGGTTAAGCCCGGAAGCGGGCGGAAAGGATGAAACATGAAAACATACACAGAAGCGCAGTTGAATGAAATTCTGCGCAACCATAAGCATTGGCTGATGCAGGATTGTGAAGAATGGGAATACATGCGGGCCGACCTGTCCAGGGCCAACCTGACCTGGGCCGACCTGTCCTGGGCCAACCTGTCCGGGGCCAACCTGACCGGGGCCAACCTGACCAGGGCCGACCTGACCGAGGCCGACCTGACCGGGGCCGACCTGACCAGGGCCAACCTGACCGGGGCCAACCTGACCAGGGCCGACCTGACCGGGGCCGACCTGACCGGGGCCGACCTGACCTGGGCCGACCTGACCTGGGCCGACCTGTCCTGGGCCAACCTGTCCGGGGCCGACCTGACCAGGGCCTACCTGACCTGGGCCGACCTGACCGGGGCCGACCTGTCCAGGGCCTACCTGACCGGGGCCTACCTGACCATGGCCAACCTGACCAGGGCCTACCTGACCAAGGCCGACCTGACCGGGGCAAAAAACATTCCGTATATTCCGAGGGCATGCCCAGATTCCGGTGCTTTCACTGCCTGGAAAAAGGCTGGTGGTAAAATCGTGAAGCTGCTGATCCCGGAGGATGCAAGGCGCAGTTCCGCCACAGGCAGAAAGTGCCGCTGCGATAAGGCGGTTGTGATAGCAATCGAAAACCTTGACGGCACAGCCCCCGGGATTGCCAGCGTAGCGAGTAACAGAGACCGGAATTTCATTTACACGGTGGGGAAAACGGTTTCCGTTCCGGATTTCTGCGAAGACAGATTCCAAGAATGCGCTGCCGGAATCCATTTTTTCATCAATCGGCAGGAGGCAGTGGAATATAGCTGCTAAATCAAGCCCGGGGCAACCCGGGCGGAAAGGAGAAATATGGACGAAATCAAATTGAAGCCCTGCCCGTTTTGCGGTGGAAAAGCAACGTTTGCCGGAGGAAATGAGATAATCCCCGTAGTGGACGATGAGGGCATTGCTGTTGACGCAGAGTGGAAGTATTGGCCTGTGCGAGTCGTGTGCAAATCGTGTTCGGCATCTACAAGCGAATTTTACGCCGAAAACGACGACCAGAACTACGAGGATGCGGGAAAAGCATGGAACCGGAGGGCTGACCATGAGTGATTACATAAGCCGGGAAGCGGCTATCGAGGCGGTGTGCCGCCGCTGCAAATATGCGTTTCCAGAGGACGAACCATGCGGGGATTGCCCAGCAAAAGCGGCTATTATGGCCGTCCCCGCCGCCGATGTGGAGCCGGTGCGGCATGGGCGGTTGGAGTGTTATACCCACTCATTCTACTGCGGAAATGATAAATACGGTGATCCGGTATTCAGGGATGGAGTTGTGTACTATTGCTCCAACCAAAAGTGCCGAAGAAAAACCGTGATTAAAGAAAACTTCTGCCCCAGCTGCGGCGCAAAAATGGATTTGGAGGAATAATCATGGATCTGGTTATGAAAACACAAATTTTTGGAGCTGCGTTAACGGACGTTTACAAAGATGAGGAAGATCGTGAGCTACCGGCACTCCCAAAGATGGATTTGGGCGGCGATTTCACGGAGGATTTAACCGCTATGCTGTTCGCAATGCACGTTGTTGCGGGGCGAATTACCCATAACAGTTGGGATATCCTGGAATTTACAAACGTTTTGACCAGACTTGCTGTTCAGCACCTCTTGGAGGATAAGGACGATGACGATCGACCGAGCAATTGAAATTCTGAACCCAGAACACCAGGAGAACTATGACGGCTTGGACGAGGTAAACGAGGCCTGCCGGATGGGCATGAAGGCGTTGAAACAGACAAAGTGGATTCCGTGCAGCGAGAGGTTGCCGGATAGCGATGAAATCTGGGGAAAATACATCGTAGTATACCGATACCGTTGTCGGAACATCTGGGATGATATCAGCGAAACTGCGTCGGTTACAGTTGCCGACTACTGCCACGAGCAAAAAGTTTGGAGTATGGACGGAGGCGAGGTTATAAACGCTCTGCTAGACAGTGAAGATGCTAAAGCTTTTGCAAGCCGTATCACCCACTGGATGCCGCTGCCTGAACCGCCGGAGGAAGGAGGGAATGAAAATGCGGCTGATTGATGCGGACTTGCTGAAGGCAGCTGTCCCGGAAGTCGAACCAGATTCTTACGAAGACTGTGAGAACTGCGATATGATGGGCGATATTGCTGTGAGAGACTTGATCGATGCTGCCCAAACCGTCGATGCCGTGCCGGTGGTGCGGTGCAAGGGCTGCAAGCACGCCGAACGGTATGAGCGGACAGATGGAACCGCAGGCTATTACTGCGGACACCCGCAAAACACCTTCGTCTTTGGTGATCGCTGGGATCGTGTATTCAAACCGGTAAAAAAGCCGGACGATTTTTGCAGCTACGGCCAGCGCCGTGGCCAATCCGCGGACGTGCGCAATATGGATGGAGGTGGAGCAGATGCCACCTGACCGCCGCCGTGACATTGCTGACGGGCTTTTAATCCTGCTGGACGTAATCATGCTCCTGGTGGTCTTCTGCGCCGCCTGGAACCACTACGACCGCCTGGGGTGGGTACGCTTCGTAAGCGCCCTACCCTTCCCGGGCTGGGCAAAATCAGTCCTATGGGGGTGGACGTAGTGTACGACTACAGGCTGCAATATTTCAAGTGCTGTGAGAACTGCAAAAACCGCCACCCTTGCTGCTCAGACAAGTGCCTGGATTATTTTATGGCAAAATCCATAAAGAGAGCCGCTGAGCAACTGGAACGGGAACGGTTCATAGAACACAGAAGATGGGCAAACGGAAGAAAACAGAGGTGACAACAAGTGAGCATAAAGCAAATTGAAGAAATCGTTGATAAATTCGACGGGAAACTGACGGACGAGGAAGCGTTCTATCTGTGGGACCGTTGGAGAAGAGCCGTAAGGTACGATGCAGCTGCGGAATGGAGAGAATCCTTTTGGCCATTCCTAGAACACGCCGTTGCAAACGGCTTCCAATTAGGAATGTCTGTTCTAAGATTCGACAGCGCACTCCCCTTCTCACCAAGCAATTGTTTCTTCGGCAAAGGAAGGGCTGACAATAAGTCGATGGCTGCGAAAGAGAAAGACGACCGTGCGGAATTTCAACGCATGGCCGAACGATGGGACAAGACGGTCTACGAGCCGAACCGGGAGATTGTAAAAAGTTACAAACTCAGGCATGGGATCATAGATGCGCCAAAGACGGCCACAGGAACCAAGGCCGCTGGGAGCGGCGGGTGCAAATGGTGCTACGAAGAGGTCTGCACAAACGCATCGTGCCCCGTATGCGCCGACTTCTGCCCAGTAGTGGATTACCCAGGCGTGTGCAGATTCGAGGAAAGTGAAAGCGACCAGGAGCCAACGTAGACGCTTCCGTGCAGGTTATCTGTCAAATACAATCCCTGTATAGAGTATTAAATATATATTATATTATTCCTGTGTGTATGTATTATATTCATATACAGGGATTTATCTAAGAAAGTAAAAGGAGGAACAAATGAACTGCCCAAATTGTGGTGCCCCCATAGAGGGAGACAAATGCGGATACTGCGGCTATACGCTGCTGAACATCATCGACTTTGAGCCTGGGAAGGTCTGCGACGTGAAAATGAGATACCGTGGAAAGGAATTCACGGCCAAGATGTGTGTGGAAAACATCAACATTGGCGCATCATGTGAGACAATCGAAGTAACGGGCATAGGAGACAGAAGCGCTCGCTTCCTGCCATCGAAGCCGACGCTGCGGGTGAATCTGGAATTGGTGTCGGTGTGAGGAGGAAACAAAGATGAAATGTATCAACTGTGGGGCCGTTCTCACAGACCGCACGTGTCGGTTCTGCGGGACGAAATACAACGGCGGGACAGTAGAGGCCGATTTTGAGGAGGACCAGTACACAGGGACCTTGAAGGTGGACGGGAAGGAATACCAGGTCTATATCAGCCGCATGGAGGACATCATTATTTTCGTGAACGGCGGCAGGACGGCGGACGGAACCTTCACGGGGAAGTTCCTTAAAAAGAAGCGCAAGTTCACGCTGATAGAAATGTGAGCCTATCTTATTAACAAGATATATTTAATATATATAATATATATAAATCTTATATCTTGTAGTGTGTATGTGTTATAGTAAAGTATATATTAAATTTACTTAAAAAGTAAAGGAGGAAACGACTTTGGCAGAGAAGAAAATTGCCACGAAGAAAGAGGACAAGTCAAAGAAGAAACCGTATCAGTTGCCGGAGTTAGAGCCGGGTGACAATACCAAGTATATCAACCACTCCATGACGATCATGAAATGGAAAACTCCGGATATGAATAGCCTAGAGGCCGTACAGGAACGGTGCTACGACTATTTCAACCTCTGCGCTCAGAATGACATGAAACCGACTTTTGCCGGGTTCGCTTTGGCGTTCGGTGTTGACAGGATGACTATGTGGAGATGGTGCAATAATCACCCAGAAAGTAGGAAATTAAGCGACTCTATTCGTGACACCATCAAAAAAGCGAGGGATTTAATCAACGCTCAGATGGAAGATTTTATGCAAAATGGCAAGATTAACCCCGTTGCCGGAATTTTTCTGATGAAAAACAATATGAACTACACAGACCAGCAGGAGGTGGTTCTGCGGCCTGAAAATCCCCTGGGTGAACCCAAAGACCCGGAGGAGCTGCGGCGTAAGTACCTGGAAGATGTGTATGGGGCTGATGCGGACAAAATCATTGATGCGGAGGAAGCGAAATAGCCCATCGACTTTGACCAGCGACTATAGCGACTATGAAAATGCCCCCGGAGGTCTAGCGACTTTCGGGGGGTTTGCTATGAGACTTTTGCGACTATGCCGCGACTATGAAACCCTGCCGGTCTCCACTCTTCGGAGACTGGCGGGGTTTTCACAAAAAACGGGAGAAAAACGGCTGGAAATCCTGCAATAAATCTGGGGCCAGCTTCGGGGCTGGGCCAGCCATGGGGAGCCACAGAAGACCCGCCACTGGGCGGAAAAACCGGGAAGGATGCACACGGGGGGCACCTGGAAAGCGGCGCAAATGGGCACTATAGCCGCCTTGGCATGGGGTTATATTCAGGCATATGCCCGTAAAGCCGTTAGAATGCCGTTATGCGGTTATTTTATGCCCGGATGATAATTTATACAGCCTGAATAAAACCCGCTTAAAACGCCGCCAGATCCGCCACACGGAATAGGCAAAAGAAATCCCGCCACGATGGGCGGGGAGCTGATGGAAACGGGGAGCAGCTGCGCAGATCGCAGGGCGGCCAGCTGCACCAGGGCGCAAAAAAACCGCCCCCGGATAACCAGGGGCGGGAATGCCGTCAATATGCGTATGTGTATGGCGTTGTCCATTGCCTATCATTGTACCCCCTAACGGCTACAGGCACCGCCCCAAATTTGGGAGCGTAACCGTCACCGTAAAAGTTGCGGCAAGGCTCCACGTCGGCGGCGTTATAGACGGCGGGCACGTGCCAACCCTGCCAGTTGTCCCAATACTCCGCGCTGCGGGTTGCAAGCAGCTTTGCAGCGTGCAACGTGGGGGCAAAACCGTAGCAATAGGCTTGATATTGACCACCGATAACAGCGTATTTATTGACTTTTTCCATAATTTTCACCTTCCCAGCCCCGTTTCCGGGTCCTATCGTATAATTATTTACAGTTTTTGAGGATTTCTGCAAGAACAAAGAACGGAAAGAGGATGATTGCTAATATCACGGTATCACCCCCCTACATAGCACCAGACGGGGCGAAAATGGCGGCCAGGACGGCCAAAAGGAGCGCCCAGAAATGCAGGTTAGCCATGTGTGGGCCTCCTTACGCAAACGTAAACCGGCGGGTTTCCGTGGCCCTGGTGTAGCGCTGGGCCACGTCCGGAAGGTCCCTTTTAAGCGCCGTTGTGTCGATGCGGTTAGATGTTACGGCTTTGTATGCGGCCTTGTGTTCCGCCCCCGCCAGGGTATCAACCCCGGCGGCCTGCATGTAGGCTTTTAGCTGGTCCTTCAGGGCCTCCACCATTTCGGCGGTCTCCTCCTGCATCCGGATATATTGGGCCAACTCGGCCATTGTTGCGTTGATGTCCATTATTTGCTACCCCCGTTAAAAGTCCGTATCCGTGACGGTTACGATTTCCACCCATAAATCCACGTACTGTTTACACCATTTGTAGTTTTGGGTCTCAAATTCGGCCCGCCCGGTGATAACATAGCCAACTTGTTTTTCACCGCCGGTTTTTAGGTCAACGTACATAGGCTGCTTTTCTTTTAAGGCGTTCCGGGAGATAGTGATATAGTGGTCATTTTCCACTTGCGCCCGGTATTCCTCCAGGGCGGCGTGCAGGTTTTCCGCTGTAATCACCTTTTCAGTGATGATTTTTCCATCAATCCACCAATGCTTGGAGTTGTACTCTTTCATGGTGGTGGTTGTTTTGAAAATGTAGGTTTTCACTATCAGCACCCCCCGTTCAGTTCACAAAATTCTTTCAAAAGGTTTTCAACGGCGGCTTCCTTTTCTGCATACGGGCGGATGTCTTCCCACCTTAAAACCGCCCGGGCTTTTTCCTCATATTCGCTTATTTTTTCCAGCCGTGGCCCCGGCATACCCCGGTATCCGGTGCAAATTGTAACGCCGTAAACGTCATAGACGTCAAAATTCCAGCCGTACACGCCGCAGGTATAGGCTATGGGCGTATGGTTGTGAAGTAGATAGTACAAATCACAATACCCGGCGCACCTAACATTAGTAGATCCGTTCACAATGGCTTTTCTGGTTGTTTTGTATTTCATTTTTATTTCCCCCTTACATTATCCGCAAATAGAGCCGGTGACGAGGTCCACAGCAAATCCATAGCTGTATCCGTCTTCCTGGACTGCTTTTTCCGTTACGTAGATAACCTTGTGCTCACTGTTCCATGTTCCACGGGTCAGGGTGTGCGGCTTGCTCATTACGTCCAGTTCCCTGCAGCCGCCCCATTTCTTCACGATCTGTTTTACTTTCTGTTCCATGGTATTTCCTCCTTGCATTCTTCCGGGGGCCGTGCTACAATGTGTAGGCCTCCTTGTGTGGTGCGTCCCGGGCTTCCTACGGCCTCCGGGGCGCTTTTTGTTTGGCTGGTTGATTTACATTTATTATTATATCCGTATAATTGTAAATGTCAAGCATTATTTTACGATTTTTCAAGAAAAATCGTAAATCTGTGATAATCCGGAGGCCCGGGAAGTGCCAAGCCACCCAGAACCGGCAGGGCCGGGGGCGGGGGATATAGGCCCGGGCGTTCCGGCGGGGTTAGTGCCGTAAGTAGCCGCAGAAATAAAAAGCACTTCTTCCCGCTTCGTTCTCAAAATTCTCCAAAAAACAAAAAAGCGCCCATTCAATTTGTGCATTTTTACAATTGACATATAATTGTAATCATGATAATATACAGAAAACAAAACGTTCGGGGGGAACGGGTATGTATGAAATGAAAAAGGCGTGTGTGTATACCAGAGTATCCACAGAAGCGCAGGGAGAAGACGGGAAAGTATCTCTCCCGGAACAGGAAAGAATGGCGAAAGCCTGCATCGAAAGTAAAGGCTGGCAGTATGTAAAGACATACGAAGATAACGGGTACACGGGCAGAAATACAAACAGACCCGGGCTACAGGAAATGCTTCGGGATGTTCGCAGCGGTAAAATTGAGGCTATTGTTATTTTTAAGCTTGACAGGCTTTCCAGAAAGCAGAGAGATACGCTTGCAATTGTAGAAGACGACCTCTTGAAGAATGGAGTAGACCTTGTAAGTCTAAACGAGACGCTTGACACCACAACGCCGTGGGGACGAGCAATGATCGGGATTCTGTCTTCTTTTAATCAGCTGGAAAGTGACAATATCGCACTTAGAACAACAATGGGCAGGTACGCCACAGCCAGAGAAGGAGGGTACGCAGGAGGAAAACCCCCTCTTGGCTACCGTGCAGAGAACGGGAAACTCGTAATTGTGCCGGAAGAAGCAGAAATCGTTCGGAGGGTATTTGAACTTCGGAATAACGGTGAAACGCTGCAAGGAATTGCGGATGCGTTAAATGCTGCTGGTTTCCGCAGCAAGAAGGGGAAAGAGTTCAAACATTCCGCTATTCAAACCATACTTGGGAATGAGGACACATACAGGGGAAATTACAGATATGGCAAAGAAGTGTGCGAAAACACACATGAGCCAATTCTGACAGCATGACATTTTGAGGGAGTGATAGCTATGAAATGCCCAAAATGCGGGTCTGAGAATGTTCAAATTCAATCAAGAGAATACAAGCCAAAGCTTACCGGCCCGATATTGCTCGTATTTATCGGGTTCGGAACGATGTTTCTAGGAATTGCCGGAGCTATTGCAGGCACCCTTTTTGGTCTGATTGTCTCTGCAATCATAAATGCCGTCATCCCACAGGAATATCAGAGCGTTTTGGTCTGCCAAGATTGCGGGTACTCTGGGACTGTTGAGAACCGTAAGGCTGCTACAAGGCCGGACGAGGAATCTGAGTATAATCTCCGTATTACTCGAAAACCGTGCAAAACAGGAAGCGCGGTTCTTCTTTCTGTGAAAGTGGACGATAAACCGCAAGTGGATATTGCAAACGGCGGGTCTGCTAGATTCAATCTGCCAGATGGAATCCATACTGTGTATTACCAGCAGAAGTCTGGCCTAGGAAAGGAAAACAGACACGGGAGCATAGCAGTAGATGTCTCCACCGGCAAGAAAATGGGCATTCAAATATCATTCACAAGAAACGGGATTGACACCAAAATTGGCGAACCGGAGGCCTAACATGGAGCTATTTTTAATTCTGGTCTTCCCTATCGTCGTGCTGATTGAGCTGTTGAAACACAAGTAACCGAGGTGATTTTATGAAGCGGATATGTAAATACTGCGGTAAGGAGTACGACGGAGACCCTGGCTCCACCGCTTGCCCGGAGTGCGCGGAGCGGGTGAAGAAATCCGTTGTAAGAATTCGGACATGTACGGTGTGCGGGAGAGAGTTCCCGGGGTATCCGAGTTCCAGATATTGCCCGGAATGCGGTGCGGATCGGAAACGCGAAGTTAACGCAAAGTGCAAGCGTATGGGGCCTCGACGCCCGCTTGGCAGCATGGACAAATGTGCTGTGTGCGGCAAGGAATACGTTGTAAAATCCGGGTTGCAGAAGTATTGCCCTGAGTGTGCGCACGAAGCAATTCGAGCTGCTGACCGAAAGAAGTCAATCGAATGGAATCGAAAGAATACAACACCGGAACGCCGGAAAGCAGAAAGAAAAATAGCCGCCGCTGAGATTGAGTGCGTTGTATGCGGGAAGAAGTTCGTTCCCACATCGAGGACTACAACGTGCTCTGACGCTTGCAGGGGGCTGCTTGCAAAAAGAAATTATGCTGAGTGGGAAAACCAAAATCGTGATCGGAGGAATCAATATCAGCGCGAACGGATAAAGGCCAAAGAGGCAGCCATGTCTCCGGAGGAATACCGGACATACCGTGAGAAAATCAATAAAAGATGGCTAGAAAATGAAAGAAAGCGCAAGCTTCGCCAAAACGAAAATGGAGGAACAAACAATGACTAAAGAAGAAATCATAGCATCCGCCAATATCTTTGCGGAACTGCAAAGAGTATTGAAGAAGGACAAGGCAGCGGACGTGCAGAACGCCGCCATCTTCCCTATCAAGATGATGATCCTCTACAACAAGGAGGCGTTCGCAAGGCACGTCCTCACGGAGGAAACACAGACCTACCTTGCATCGCAGTATGATGCATTCACTCTGGATGATTTCAACGAGTGGATGGACAAGCCACTGAGTTTGCCGGAGCAAGGCATCTGGCAGCTGGCGTACAGCAAGGCAAAACATAAATAAAATGTCTCCCGCAAGGGCGGGAGGACAGCCGAATGGCTACATTTGAAAGGAGGATTTGAATGGATGATTATTGTCCCCACCTTTTGGAATGTACAATGAGTGACGATACGCAGCAAGTATATATGTTGGGATTTTGTGTCGATATCGGAAGCTTATCCGACGAGGAAAAACGGATTCTTGACAGAAGCAATACTTATCTGAAAGATAAAGAGATTGCACAGCTAACAAGCATCAAGACCGAAGCATATCGTGATTTTGAACGGTTAAGAGATTTGCCGAATATGCCTGACGAGGCAATCGCAATCCTTAAAGAGTGGACCACTCGACCGGGTGACGAGGATGAGTTGGAAGAATAAGAGGGCGCTGCAAGGGTGGCGATGAAAGCCGAAGGGCTATTCGTGTGGAAACGCACGGGTAGCCCTTCTTTTTTATGCAAGGAGGGTATATGGACTACGAAAAGGTATCTGCTTCCATTCTGGGGGCCATAGAGCGGCGCAGGACGGATGTTGAGGCGTACAGGGATTTATTCGGACTGTGTCAGTCTTGGGCGGAGACGGACTTCCAGGCGGCACATAGGATGAATAAGCGGCTGCGGGATATGTGCAACACGGAAATGAATCGGAATGGCACTGATATTTTGACGATGTCGGCATTTCATGAGCAATGGCGGCTGAGTTTGCTGTTTGAGGCGCCACATGATTTTGACAGCTTCTTGCAATACATGGAGCTGAACCGGGAGGCGAAGAAGCGGTTTTACCAGCCCAGGCGGAAGGTACTGAAAACCGTGGTGGACGATCTGCAAGCGCTGTGCGTGGACGACAAGCTGGACTTGCTGGCGGTGAGTTTGCCCCCTGGTTCCGGAAAGACGACCCTGGCGCTGTTCTTTCTGGCGTTTCTGGCGGGGCGGGAGCCGAACAGTCCCATCCTGACGGGCAGTCACTCCAACGCCTTTATCCGGGGGTGCTACGACGAAGTGCTGCGGCTGGTTGACCCCCGGGGGGAATACCTGTGGCACGATGTATTCCCGGGAATCTCCGTGTCCGGTACCAACGCAAAGGACTGCCGCATTGATTTTGACAAGAGGCAGCGGTTTGAGACCCTGGAATTTACCTCCATTGGCACGGGAAACGCCGGTCTGTACCGGGCAGCTACCCTGCTCTACTGCGATGATCTGGTTTCCGGCATCGAAGTGGCCCTGTCCAAAGAACGGCTGGACAAGCTGTGGGAGACCTACACCACGGACTTGAGGCAGCGTAAAATCGGAGACCACTGTAAGGAGCTGCACATTGCTACCCGGTGGAGCGTCCATGATGTGATCGGACGGCTGGAACGGGAGTATGAGAAGAACGACCGGGCAAAGTTCATCCGGATTCCTGCCATGGACGAGAACGACGAAAGCAATTTTGACTACCAGTACGGTGTGGGCTTCTCCACCAAGTTCTACCGGGAACAGCGGGATATTATGGATTCGGTCAGCTGGAAAGCACTGTATATGAACCAGCCTATAGAGCGGGAGGGCCTTGTCTACCATGCTGAAGAACTGCGGCGGTTCTTTGAACTGCCAGAGGAGGAACCGGATGCGATTATCGGCATCTGCGATACCAAGGACAAAGGAACGGACTACGCTTTCCTCCCTGTGGGCTATGTATATGGGCAGGATTATTACATTGGTGACTGCATCTGCGACAACGGGCTTCCTGACACGGTGGATATTCGCCTTGCGGATATTCTGGTACGGGACAAGGTGAAAATGTGCCGATTTGAAAGCAATTCCGCCGGACGGCGCATTGCGGAGAAGATTCAAGGCGAGGTCAAGCGGATGGGCGGCATTACCAACATTACCACCAAATTCACCACGGCCAACAAGGAGACCAAAATCATCGTCAATTCGGCGTGGGTGAAGGAACACTGCCTGTTCCTGGACGAATGCAAGTATAAACGGAACTCAGATTATGGGCGCATGATGGATATGCTCTGCTCCTACACGGTGGCGGGCAAAAATAAGCACGACGATGTTCCGGACGGCATGGCGATGTTTGCGGAGTTTGCTCAGAGCTTGAACGGAGCGGCGGTGGAAGTATTTTCCAGACCGTTCTAGCTAAAAAGTCGCGAATGGTTTAGTGAACATAAATTTACTTTACAACCATTCGCCATTTATGATACAATGATACGAGAGAACATATAAGGGGGTGCGGAAAACGGCGAGCAGAAAGTTATTCGGTCGGCGGGTCATTTATACCGAAGTGACCGAAATCAACGAGGGCAATATCATTGATGTGCTGCAAAAGGCGCTGTTTACGCACCTGCAAAACCAGTCGGAGATTGACTACCTGTACAAGTATTACCGGGGCGACCAGCCGATTTTGGGGCGGAAGAAGGAAGTCCGACCGGAAATCAACAACATGATCGTGGAGAACCGGGCGAATGAAATCGTTTCCTTCAAGACCGGCTATCTGGTGGGCGAGCCTATCCAGTATGTGAGCCGGGGTAACGACGAGGCGGCGGCTTCCGAGGTGCTGACGCTAAATGATTATATGCTTTCCGAGGACAAACAGGCCCAGGACAAGGAGCTGGCGGACTGGATGCACATTTGCGGCACTGCCTATCGGATGGTTCTTCCGGACGCTATGGCGGATGTGGAGGAGGACGAAGCCCCCTTTGAAATCTTCACCCTTGACCCAAGGTATGCCTTTGTGGTGTACTCCGTAGGGCTGGGGCACAAGCCTATGATGGGGGTTCGGTATGTGGTCAAGGAGGACAAGACCATAGTGTTCTCCTGTTGGACGCAGGACCGGTATTTTGAGGTCTGGAACACCTGGGATGTAATTCACAGTGAAGACCAGATTTTGGGCATCCCTATCATCGAATACCCCCAGAACCAGGCTAGGCTTGGAGCCTTTGAAATCGTGGTGCCGCTGCTGGATGCCATCAACATGACGGAGAGCAACCGGGTAGACGGCGTGGAGCAGTTCATTCAGTCCCTGATCCTGTTTCACAATGTGGATATCGATGAAGAGAAGTTCCAGGCATTGAAGGAGCTGGGCGGCATCAAGTTCAAGGACATTGACGCTACTATGAAAGCGGAGATATCCTACCTGAACTCCGAACTGAACCAGGCCCAGACTCAGACGCTGATGGACAGTATGTATGAAACCGTGCTGACCATCTGCGGGATGCCGAACCGGAACGGCGGCACCTCCACATCTGACACTGGAACGGCGGTCATCATGCGGGACGGCTGGTCGGCTGCGGAGGCCAGGGCGAAGGATACGGAGCCGGTATTCAAGAAATCCGAAAAAGAGTTTTTGAAGCTGGTGCTGCGGATTTGCCGGGACATGGGGCACCTGAACTTGAAACTGTCGGCCCTGGAGATTCGCTTCACCAGACGGAATTACGAGAATATCGCCCAAAAGTCAACGGTACTAACCCAGATGCTTGCTTGTGAGAAAATCGCACCGGAACTGGCGTTTACCCACTGTGGCCTATTCAGCGATCCGCAGCTGGCTTATCGCATGAGCATGGATTACATGAAAGAGCAGGAAGAAAAAGCGGCGCAGCTGGCCGCACAGAACGGAGGGAACGCCAATGGAAACGGAAGCCAAATCGGCAATCCGAATGACAACCAAGGAAATTCGGGCGATTGAAGAAATCATCCACCGCCGGAACCAGGCGGAGATCAAAGTCGAACAGGGCCAGCTTGTGGTCATTGAGATTCGACGGAAGAAGGTAAACTGAAAATTGACGGCTCCCGAAGTGCGGGAGATTACAGCCGAAGGGCTTTCGATACCTGAAATTGGTGTCGGAAGCCCTTCTTTTTTACACTGCGGCATAGCCAAAAGGTAAGGCACATGGTTTTGACCCATGTAATGGAAGTTCGATTCTTTCTGCCGCAACCAGCGGGGAGCTGGACAATTCAAGCACGCCGATAACTGCTGTATGCGCAAGGCAGCCAAAGCGAAGGAGAAGGAACAGCATTGTACGATAAGTGTACATAAGCGTACGATAGCTCAAAGTAGCTTGCCCCGTCCCACAAAAACATGTACTCGGCCACAAGCCGAGTACATGAAGAATAGAAGACTAAAATTTGGCGCAGCAGACAGCGAGTGGGGTTCACCTCTCCCCCCCACAGAAGGCCGTTCAAATCTGCCTCGCGCCATATATATCGCCGATGGCCTCCCTATCGGCGATGAAACCCGGAAACGGGCAAAGCGGTTCCCTGGCACCGTAAGCCAGGGCCATATGGGTTGTTAGCTCAGCGGTAGAGCAACGGACTGTTAATCCGTAGGTCACAGGTTCAAATCCTGTACAGCCCTCCATAACGGCAGAGAAGCCGCAAACCGCAAATCGTGCTGGGAGATCAGCCTTGTTAAGCGCAGAAAGGAAGTAAACACCATGGCAAAAATCGACATTTCCAAGATTGACGGATTCGACAAGATGACCACGGAGGAGAAAATCGCCGCCTTGCAGGGCTTTGACTTTCCTGACCCGGATTATTCCGGCTATGTGAAGAAAGACCTGTACGACAAGGCGGCTTCCGATGCTGCAAGCTGGAAGAAGAAGCACAACGCTCTTCTTTCCGAGGAGGAGCAGAAGAAGCAGGAAGCGGATGAAAAGTGGGCCGACATGGAAAAGGAGCTGGCCGGGCTGCGGAAGGAAAAGACCGTTTCCCAGTACACAGCACAGCTCTTGAAGCAGGGCTATGACGAAGCTCTGGCGGCATCCACAGCGGCTGCCATGGAATCCGGAGACATGGGCAAGGTTTTTGCCAACAACCAGAAGTTCCTGGAAGGGTACGCAAAAAAAATCATTGCGGAGAAGCTGAAAGGAACCCCACGGGGCGCTGACGGAGGCACCGGCGGAGCGATGACGAAAGAAACGTTCCGGAAAATGTCCCCCAGCGAACGCTTCGCGTATTCCAAGGAACACCCGGAGGAATACAGGGCACTTTATGAAACAGGAGGTAACGAATAAAGAATGGCACATACAATCTACGACAATTTCTACCTGTCCAACGAGGTAGAAGATCAGTTCAATTCCCATCTGGACTTGCAGCGGTTCTGTACCGTTGACAACAGCCTGGTGGGCACTGCGGGTATGCTCCGCAAAATCCACGTCTACAGAGCCACCGACGGCACCGAGAAACTGGCAATGGGCGTTGGCAACAGCAAGAGCATCGATGTTTCCTACACCGAGCAGGAATACAGAATCCAGATGGCTCAGAACCGGTTTAAGTACTACGACGAGCAGGAAATGACCGACCCCATGCTGGTTCCTGTGGGCACCCGGCACATGGGAACCGACATGTTCAACACCGTCAACGGCGATGTTTATGGTGAGTTCAAGAAAGCCACCATGGCCGTCGCTGCCGCCAAGTTCAACTTCGCCGCTTTTGCGGACGCTGTGGCGAACCTGAACATTGAAAGCACCGACAACGCACCGGAAGACCTGGCCCCCAGAGCTTTTGCGTTCATCAACCCCGTAGACACCGCCGAGCTGCGGAAGAACCTGGGCGAGGAACTGAAGTACGTGGAAGCTTTCGCCCGGAGCGGCTATGTGGGCACCGTGGCCGGTGTCAGCGTGTACACCAAGAAGGATGCGGACAAGGGCACCGTTGTGGTGGCTACCCGTGAGGCCGTGACCATCTTCAACAAGCGGGGCACCGAGATTGAGCAGAAGCGGGAGCCCAACACCCGTGAGAACGAAATCTACTCCCGGAAGTATTACCTGGTGGCTCTGACTGACGCTACCAAGGCGGTGCTTATCAAGAAGGGTACCGCTGCCGCTTCTACGGACGAAACCGTTCAGAGCGGAAAGACCTACTACAAGCAGACCGACGCCGGTTATATCGTCGGCAAGCCCACCACCAACCCCAAGAGTGAGGGCTTCTTCGAAATCACCTGATAAGCCGGGAAGGAGGTAAGGAACCGTGCTGGAAGTGGAAAAGATCGAGCTGGTGAAAGCCATGACGGGAGAGACCAATGAAAACACGGTTTCTGCATACCTGGGGATGGCCGGGAACAAGATCTGCCGAAAAGCCTACCCTTTCGACCCTACTGTGACGGAGGTGCCGGAGCAGTATGGGTTTACCCAGGTGGAGATCGCCGTGTATTTGCTGAACAAGCGTGGGGCTGAGGGCGAAACGGCCCACAGCGAGAACGGAATTTCCCGCTCCTACGAGGACGGGGATGTTCCCCCTTCCCTGCTGCGGCAAATCATCCCTATGGCGGGGGTGCTGTGATGAAGGCCATGGAGCGGAACAAGGTCGGATTCTTTTATCTGCTTTACGACCGGAAGGAGCCGGTCACGGACGAGGACGGCAACGAGACCGGAGAAGAAACCGTGGTCTACCGAGATGCCGTTCCCTTCCGGGCCAATGTTTCGGCGGCCACCGGTTCTTCCCAGGTGGAGCAGTTCGGGGCGCTGTCCGGGTACGACAAGGTAATTGTCACCGATGACACGGCCTGCCCCATGGACGAGCACTCCGTTCTATTTCTGGACAAGGAACCGGAATACAGCGAGGAGGGGCGGCCCCTGTATGACTACATTGTAAAACGGGTGGCGAAATCCCTGAATTCCATTTCCTACGCCGTGACGAAGGTGAGCGTATCGTGAAGAAAATCGTTGTCCCGCTGTCGGTGGACGGCATTGACCGGCTGCAAAAGGAACTGAAAAAGTATCAGGCCTGGCAGCAGAGAAAAGCCAAGGAACTGGCGGAGCGGCTGGCGATGCTTGGGGCATCCACTGCCTCTGTACGGTTTTCGAGAGCGGTATACACCGGGGTGAAGGACGCAAACGTGTCCGTCGTGGCGGCCCCGAATGGCTATACCGTGAAAGCGGACGGAGAATCCGTGCTGTTTATCGAGTTCGGCTCCGGCGTGACATACGGCTCCGGGCACCCGGAGGCCAGCCAACACGGCATGGGGCCTGGCACCTACCCGGATGGGAAGGGCCACTGGGATGACCCGAGAGGCTGGTATCTGCCAAAGGAAAAGGGCGGTATGCACACCTACGGAAATCCTCCTGCAATGCCCATGTATGAGGCTAGAAAAGCGATAGAGCAGGAGCTTCCAAGAATCATAAGGGAGGTATTTTCCGGTGATTGACATTGAGAGACAGGTTTATACCCCCATTGCTGAAGCGCTGCGAAAGCAGTTCAAGGGAATCACCGTCAGTGGCGAGTATGTGAACGCCCCTTCCAAATTCCCCTATGTGAGCATCATCGAGCAGGATAACTACACAACCACCGCCCATCTGGACAGCGGCGACGAAGAACGGTTCGCCACGGTGATGTATGAGGTCAACGTGTACTCCGACAAGTCGGGCAGCAAGAAGTCTGTTTGCCGGGAGATCATGGGTTTTATCGACAAGATGCTCTACGCACGGAATTTCACCCGCATTTCCCTATCCCCTATCCCAAATTTAGAAAACGGAACCATTTACCGATTGAACGCCCGATACAGGGCGGAAACGGACGGAAAAAATATTTATAGGAGGTAACGAATATTGGCAATTTCTACTTATAAGGTTTTCCTTATGCACAAGAAGAGCGGCGTAGCGGAAACCTACGAAAAGGTCATCGACATCAAGGAATTCCCTGATCTGGGCGGCGACCCGGAAATGCTGGAAACCACCACGCTTTCCGACAAGATGCAGACCTACATCGCCGGTATCCAGTCCATGGATGCCCTGGCATTCACCGCCAACTACACCTTGGCGGACTACAAGAAGCTGCTGGAGTACGCCGGGAAGACCGAAGGCTGGGCCGTATGGTTCGGCGGCACGGAAGATGGCAGCACCCTGACCCCCACCGGCAGCGACGGAAAGTTCAAGTTTGACGGTCAGCTGACCTGCTACCCCACCGGCGGCGGTGTGAACGAGGTCGTTGACCTGAACATCTCCATTGCCCCGTCCACGCCCATTGAGCTGGACGCGGCATGATAAGGATTCAACCACACAAATAACAGGAGGATTTAGCGATGGCTAAGAAAATCACCATTCCCTACAACGGCAAGACCTACACTCTGGAATTCACCAGAGAGGGTGTAAAGCGCATGGAAGCCCAGGGCTTCCGTATCACCGAAATTGACAATATGCCCATGACGATGATTACCGCCCTGTTCAACGGCGCTTTTGAGGCAAACCACCCCGCCGTGAAGGGCGCTACCAAGGAGAAAATCTTTGGCAGCCTCAATAGCCGGAAGAAGCTCATTCAGACCCTTGTGGAAATGTATGCCGATACATACAACACCCTGTTCGACGACGAGGACGAAGCCGACGAGGGAAACCCCGGCTGGGGAGTAACGGAGTAAGCGAGTTATTTCCCGATAGTAATGGAGGGGGTGGGGATTCCCCTGCCCCCTCATTTGCTTACGCAGAAGCGTTCAAAAAGGTGTTCCCCTACTATCTGGCGATCGGCATGACATACGACCAGTTCTGGAATCAGGATGTGGAGCTGGTGCGGTTCTACCGGAAAGCAGCCAAAATCAAGCGGGATTTGCGAAACCAAGACCTTTGGCTTCAAGGGGCTTATGTCTACGAAGCCATTCTGGATTCCGCTCCGGTGCTGCGGTTCAGTTTCAGCAAGAAGCCGCCGAAGCCTATCCCGTACCGGGAACAGCCTCATGAACTGGAACCGAATAAGAAAAAAATATCCGCAAGACCTACGGAAACGCTTTCTCAGGAAGAAAAGAACGACAGGAAAGCCAAGTCCATTATGGAAATGTGGATGGTAAATATCAACAAGAAATTCGAGAAGAAGGGCGGTGGCGACAACGGCTGACAATGTGGAAATGCAGGGCATTGAGTTTCAAATCATCAATGACAGCGACGAGGCCACCAACAGCATTGAGCGGCTTGGGAAAGCCCTTGCGGAGCTGAAAATCAATGTCAAGGGCGGTATTTCCGCCGTATCGAGAGCCGGAAGCGCTATTTCGAAGCTGCGGACTGCTCTTGACGGGATTGATACATCCGGCATTGCCAATAAACTGAAAGGCGTTTCTGACGCTGTGAACCAGCTGAATATCAGCCCAAACGCAAAGATTTCTTCTTCTCTGCCCAAGAACATTACCGCTTTAAACGCCGCCGTTGCGAACATCCAGCCGGAGAAAATCGTCCAGCTGGGCAGCGCCCTACAGGCGGTGGCGAACAGCAGCGGGGCTAAGATTTCCGCAACGCTGCCGAAGAATATTACGGCACTGAATACGGCGCTTGCCGGGCTGGATGCTGGCGGAATCGCAAAGTTATCCGGCCTTGCTGACGGGCTGCGGCCCCTTGGAGAGCTGGAACGGGCGAAGCTCACTTCCTTCACCAATCAGCTTTCAAAGCTTCCTGCGGTCATCCAGGAGCTTGACAAGGTGGATTTGGATAAGTTCACCCAGCAGATGAAGGATTTTGCGGAAGCCATCAAGCCTCTTGCGGACGAAATGAACAAGGTTGCCGCCGGGTTCTCCGCATTCCCCACCAGAATTCAAAGGCTGATCACCTCCACGGAGCAGTACAACGGTACGGTAAGGCGGGCAACCACAAGCACAAATGCGTGGAACAGTGCGATCAAAGCAATCAGTTTTGTGACCATATACAGGGCGGCGGCAAAGCTCCTGAGCGCCGCAATCGCAAAATCGTCCCAGTATACGGAAGATTTGAACCTGTTCACAGTTTCAATGGGGAAGTACGCCGAGGAAGCGTATAACTACGCACAGAAGGTTTCGGAAATCGTGGGCATTGACCCGGCTGAATGGATGCGGAATCAGGGCGTGTTCAACACGATTATCACTGGCTTTGGCGTTGCCGGGGACAAGGCGGCGTATATGTCCAAGAACCTGACACAGTTGGGTTACGACATTGCATCCTTCTATAACCTGGACTTTGAATCTGCCATGCAGAAGGTGCAGTCCGGCATTGCAGGTGAATTGGAGCCTTTGCGGCGGCTTGGCTACGATCTGTCAGTAGCCCGTTTGGAGCAGGAACGGTTGAACCTTGGCATTGACAAGAGCGTTTCCAGCATGACCCAGGCTGAAAAATCCCAACTGCGGTACTACGCCATGATGACCCAGGTAACACAGGTACAGGGTGACATGGCACGGACGCTGGAACAGCCCGCAAATATGCTCCGTGTGCTGAAAGCACAGTTTGAACAGTGCGCTAGGGCAATCGGCAACCTGTTTATTCCAATTCTGGTGAAAGTCCTTCCTTTCGCTATCGCCGTTGCAAATGCCCTTAGAGAAATCATTACAGCAATTGCCGGTCTGTTTGGCGTGACATTGCAAGCCCCAGACTGGGGAGATTCCTTTGGCGGTGCAACCGCAGGAAGCGGAGCGATTGCTGACAACATGGATTCTGCCGCTGGGTCTGCCAAGGAACTGAAAAAGTACCTTGCCGGATTTGACGAGCTGAATGTGCTGCCTGACCAGAATCAGGGCGGCGGAAGCGGCGGTTCTGCCGGGGGCGGCGGCGGAGACCTGGGGATTGATTTGCCCGGGTATGACTTTCTGAAGAATGCAGTTGGAAACAAGATCGATGAGTGGAAAAAAAAGCTGGAACCGCTTGTTAATTTTGTGAAAGACAACCTCAAAGAGATTCTGGAATTGGTTGCGACAATTGGAACAGCTCTGCTTGCGTGGAGGCTTGCGACCGAACTCATGACGGGCATCTCGGCGCTGAAAGCGCTTTCCCAAAACGGATTGTCAATACCGCTTACGATCACCGCCGGAGCAATTCTGACCGCAACAGGATTCAAAATCGAATTCAGCGGTATCAAGGATGCAATCGAAAAGAAACTGAACGGCTTTAATTTCTCGGAAATTATTCTTGGAGGTTTAGTCGGAACAGCCGGAACCGGATTGTTAGGCAAAGGAATCGGACAGTTTATAGCAAAAGCATTCTCGGAAAGCACCATAGCAAAAGCAATCACCGCTGGCGGCGGCACAATCAGCACTACACTGATAGGCGCGGCTATCGGCGGGATTGTGGCTGGAATCCCAATGTTCGTTACTGGCATATACGATTCCATTATGAACGGTTTGAACATCCTGAATGGACTACTGATTCCTGCTGGTTCTACGCTGGCTGGTGCAGGAATAGGCGCAATCATCGGCTCTTTGGGAGGCCCTATTGGCACTGGAATAGGCGCATTGATTGGCCTAGCGGTAGGTGCCTTAACAGACCTTGGCATTCTGATTTATCAAAAATGGGATGAAATTAGCGCCTGGTTATCTAAGTCTTTTTCCTCTGCAAAGGAATCGCTTTCCAACACATGGAGCAGTTTGTCTGGATGGTTTAACACAAATTTTATTCAACCAATGGGAAACTTCTTTGATGGCTTGTGGGAAAACATTTCCACATCTGCTACTGAGTGCTGGGAAAACGTTTCCGATGCTTTCGGAGATGCCGCAAGATGGTTTGACAAAACTGTAATACAGCCTGTATCTGGATTCTTTTCCGAACTGCTGGAAAATGTATCTTTATTGGCTCATGACACATGGAGAGGAATTAAAGATTTCTTTTCGCCTGCTGCTGAATGGTTCTCTGAGCTTTGGGGTAGCGTAAGCAACACATTTGAGGATGTTTTCTATGACATAGGAGTAATTGCTCGTGGAACGTTGGAAACCATCAAAATTGTTTGGGGAATTTTTTCTGAATGGATGTATGAGAATGTCATCCAGCCAATAAAAACGTTCTTCTCCGGACTGTGGGCAGACGTGGCAGAATTGGCGGTTGGGTCTTGGGAATCCGTCAAAAACGCATGGGGAACATTTACGCAATGGATAGAAACAGCGGTCATTGCCCCCGTTGAAGAATTCTTCTCGAACCTATGGGCAGGGGTTCTGACGTGGGCGAATGATGCGTGGGATGGGATAAAAAACGCTTTTTATGAATCTGGAATGTGGTTCGATTCAAACGTCATCCAGCCGTTATCCAATCTGTTTTCCTCTCTATGGTCTGGAATTACAGGGTGGGCATCCAACACATGGAATTCTATTTGCAATGGATTTTTAACAGCATACAACTACATCAATACCCACTTTATATCCCCACTGAGATATGCGGTGTCAACAGTGTTTAACGGCCTTGTTGGCGCAGTGAAATCGGCACTGAACGGCGTAATATCTGCCCTAAATTCCGCATTGAGTTGGATGTTTGGCGGAATCAACGGAATTTTAAGCAGTCTTAGAAACTTCAGTATCGCCGGATACTCCCCATTTGCTGGGCTAAGAGAAATCAGCGTTCCTCAAATCCCAATGCTTGCCAACGGCGGCTATGTAGACCAAGGTCAGCTTTTCATTGCCCGGGAAGCCGGCGCAGAAATGGTTGGCTCCATCGGGCGCAGAACCGCAGTTGCCAACAATGACCAGATCGTTGAGGGTATCACCAACGGTGTCCGGGAAGGTAACGATGACGTGGTGAACGCCCTGTACGCTGTCGCCCAGCAAATCATCATGGAAATGCGGGAGCAGGGCCGAAACGACGGTGGCGGCAATTACGATTTTGACCGTGCTGTGGCGGATGCCCAGCGCAGGAACGCACGAATGTATGGATGATACGAAAGGAGCGTGAAACGGCATGAAGATGATGCTCAAAATCAACGGCGTGGACTTCATGCCGTTTATCGCAAAGCAGGGGGTCAAATGGCAACGCAACGACATCGATGCCGCCAACTCCGGGCGGACCATGGACGGCATGATGCAGCGTGGCCGTGTGGCTACCAAAATCCGCCTGGACATCACCTGCCGCCCTCTGACCGCTGAGGAGGCGAGATTGGTCCTGACGACCATTCTCCCGGAGTATGTCAGTGTGGACTACTACGACCCCATGAGCGGCTACAGAAGCGGAATATCCATGTATTCCAACAATAACCCAGCTTCCTTCCTGATTGAAAAGCCGGAAGACGACTGGTGGAGCGGCATCACGTTCCCACTGATTGAAAGGTAAAGGTGGCTTATGCAAGAAACATCCGAAAAATACAAGCGGATATTGCAAGGGCCGCATAGCTTCGATACATCCGTCACCATTGGTGACGATGGGTGCCTGGTAGATAATTCCGGCGACCGGATTCTGTTCGGAGGTGATTCCATCCTCGTTGATACCGGCGGCCCGGAAAGCGGATTCCGGGAAGACGCGCTATTCAGCGTGAGCACAAAAAGCCCGTTTTTCAAGGACTCCATGCCGTGCGTCGGAACGGCAACGTCCGGCACCGTGGATTTGAAGATGATTGCGCCGTACAACATTCCAAGAAAGGGGCGCATCTGCATCTACTCCAGAGCAGTGAGCGACACGGAAAAATCCGAGTGGGTACAGCAGGGAGTTTACTACATCGACACCCGGAAACAGGTGCATGACGACCGTGGATTCGACGTCTTGACCCTGAGCGGGTATGACGCAATGATGCTCGCAGAGGTCACGTACCCAAGCGACGATACCCACGATTACCCGCTGCTTGACACAGAGATGGTAAAGTACATCGCCGCAAATATGAAAATCGACGAAGACGGTAGCGGCATCCAGGTAGACGAACGGACGTGGGATATTATGACCGCCGGATATAAATTCCCGCTTCCTGTCGGCTATTCCATGCGGGAAGTTCTCTGCATGATTGCGGCAGCCTATGCCGGAAACTTCATCATCTCCCCTACCGGCATGCTTCGGCTCGTCAGCATGTTTGACCTTCCTCCGGAGACCAGGCACCTGATAACGGACGACGGCTACAAAATTACCTTTGGCGGTTATTACATTCTTGTATAGAAAGGCGGTGATAGCCGTTGGCAGAAAGCTTTAACCTGCTGCGTCGGGTAAGCAGTCTAGATACATCCATGGAGCTTCCCGCTTACAGCGGCGTGGTCATCTTCGCCGGTCAGGACGACGAAGGGAACAACATCGAGTACCGGGCCGGAGACCAGACCGGTACTCTCTTGGAAATAACCAATGAATGGGGTTCTCAGGCTCAGGCCGACGCAATTTATAAGAAAATCCGTGGCTACCGCTACCAGCCATACAATGCCAGTGGAACCCACATTGACCCCTCTGTGGAAATTGGCGATGCTGTTACCATTGCCGATACCTACGGCGGTGTGTTTCTGCGGGCAACCACTTACGGGCGGGATATTACCAGCGAATTGGAAGCCCCTTCCAAGGAAGAAATAGAACATGAGTTCCAAATCCAGTCTCCCACGAACCGCCAGTACGAACGGTTCACCCGGTCTGTTAGGTCTAGCTTGTCCATCACGGCAACGAAAATTGCCGCCGAAGTGGAAGCCAGAGAGGAAGCAGACAAAGCCATTCGGGCAACGCTAAGCGTTCAGGCAGATGCCATTAAAGCTAGGGTTGAAAAAACGGTAGGAGATAAAACCTCTGACTTCTGGTGGGACTTGCAAGCGAACAGTTGGAGCGTTGGAAGCAAAAGTAAAATCATTTTTAGCGTTCAAGAGGGCGGCGCAATAGTAGAGGGTGAAATCCGGGCTACATCCGGGAAAATTGGCGGATTTGACATTCAGAAAGATTACCTGTCCTACAACGGTCAGACCTGGGGCGGAACTAATAGCTGGGGCGGTTATTTTGGAACAAGTGGCATTCAGCTGGGCCGGAATTTCAAGGTGGACATGGCTGGAAACCTGGAAGCCGCCTCCGGGCGGTTTACCGGGGAGGTATATGCCGGACGCATCAACTACGGCGGGGATGCTGGATATTTCAGCGGAGGCGGGCTGTCCGGTGGCTCTGTAGGGGCAGGGAAAATCGTAGGGAATAGTCTCGGTACCGGGCAATTTGCAGGAGGCGTGAACACATCTCTGGGGTATGCGGATTTTGCAAATGGCGTATTTAATGGGTGGAATACCGCACCTAGTTTATCAACCGAAGACAAAGGATTAGTAATCGGAGGCCACAGGGTAGCTGTAGCTTCTACATCGTTTAGAGACGGAACTGGGGGCACGGTATCTTTAAGGTATCTTACGTGGCTTAATTAAGGGGGATGCAAAATGGAAAAGCTCACAACCGCAACAGGCAAGGAATTTTCTTGTGATTATTTCAACCCATGCCAGCCAACTGGACAATGCAATTTGCGGATTGTAAATGAGCAGATTCTCACAGTGGCGGCGATATTTTCAAACCCATCTGAAACGATACAATTGTGGTGCGAAAGTCAATACGCAGCGAACTACACACGTCTTGTTGCGATCGTGCCTGAATCCGATGCAATCCGTGTAGTTCTTGGAAAGGAGTAAAAATGGACGAAATCATCAATCTGTTATCCCGTATCGGTGCAACTATGGAGACCATCTCTATAATTGGTATTGATAATCAGGACAAGTTCGTGGGCTGTGCTACGGCCATTAAGACGGTGATTCGAAAGCTGGAACAGATGCCCGCTGCGGAGAAGAAGGAAGGAGCTGACGTACAGGATGGCTGATAAATCCATAGAGCAGTTAAATGCTGCTGAAAAGGTGTACCTTAGCGACCTGTTTGTGTTACAGCAGTCCGGCACGGCTAAGAAGCTGACTGGGCAAGTTCTGAAGAACTGGTTGCTAGAGCTTGCCCAGGGACATGGCGGTATTACCAGCATTGTCCTGCAAAGTACATCCGGGCTGAATAAGACCTACCGCATTACTCTTGCGGATGACACCTACTTTGACATGACCGTTTCGGACGGCAAAGGCATTACCAGTGTTGCCAAGACTGGCACATCTGGGTTGGTTGACACCTACACCATGAAATTCAATGCTGGTTCTGACTTCGTATTTACAGTGAAGAATGGCGAAAAGGGGGACAAAGGTGATGCCGACCGTCTGTACTTCAAATTCGCCTCTCAAAAACCAACGGACACTTCTCATAACATGGGTGACGTTCCAGATGAATGGCTTGGCTTTTATGCCGGTACCACGCCACCCTCTGGCTGGCAAGACTACACCTGGGTACGCATCAAAGGCGACAAAGGCGATAAGGGCGATGCTGCAACACTGACAAGTCACAGTACAACTTACATGGTCTCTGACTCCGGTACCGTCGTTCCCTCTGGTTCCTGGGTAGCTGATGTGCCTAACGTCCCCCAGGGCAAGTACCTGTGGACGAAAACTGTGCTTACCTTTAATACGGGTAACCCTGTGACTTCCTACTCCGTCTCTCGGTTTGGTATTGATGGTAGCGGTGCAGTATCTAGCGTTAATGGTAAGAATCCTGATCCTACCGGCAACGTGAGTGTGCTGGCGGAGGATATATCCACCAGCAACGGGACGAGTGTGCAGGCAGCGTTGAATGCGGCTGTTAAAACTGTGAACGGACAAAAGCCGGATGATACCGGAGCCGTAACGATTGGAGCAGAAAATATCCGTACTGCATCCGGTACCACGGTGGAGCAGGAGTTGACTGGAAAGCAAAAGAAAATCATGGTTTCTGGACTTTTGAAGGGCGATGGAAGCGGCGGCGTGTCGGAGGCTGTTGCCGGAACGGACTACCAGGCTCCGGCCAGAAGCTATACAGCTACCATACCCGCTTCCGGATGGACAGGCTCGACGGCCCCGTACACATGTAACGTGACCGTTACTGGTCTTTTGGCGGCAGACAAGCCTATCGTAGATATTGTTCCTTCCGCAACCTACGCTACGGCAGAGTCGCAAATAGAAGCTTACGGGCATATCTATCGGATGGTGGCACAGGAAAATAAAATCGTAGCTTATGCAACGGACAAGCCGGCAGTAGATATTCCGATACAGGTAAAGGTGGTGTAATTGTGGGAGAGTGCTTTATTTCACGGAGAGGCGGTGTCGGAGGTGGTGGAGCTGGCCTGAATGTCGTCTCCGGCCTTGCCGAACCGGTGAAGCCAAAGGAGAATATGATCTGGGTAAAATCCGACAAGGCCGGGAAGAAGTACGTGTTTTCGGAGACTGCACCGCAAAGCCCAGAAGACGGACTTATTTGGCTTGTATCCACGGCGGCGGGAATCATGGCATCGTGTAGGGTGTACGCTGATAGCACATGGGCCAGAGTGGATGCGAGCTTTTACACGGGCGGAGCTTGGAGGCAGTTTTCCTGGGCCAAGCGATATCTCATCCAGGGCGGTGTTCCACAGGTAAGCTTTGTGGCAAACGGGGCACCGTACAAAAGTGGCATGCAATACAACACGGCCAAGGCCCCGACCATCGTGGGGACGATTGACGGATATTATCAAATGTCGCTATCGGCGCAGAACGCTAACGTTGCTGGACTGGTAGTTACGGATAAGAGAGTGTCGTTATCCGATTTCTCGACGCTGTCGTGCATCGCAAAACATGATGGCCTGGGTTATAAGGATATGGTTATGCTCAACACAAAAAAGCCGGAGTATATCATGGATGCAGCACTGGAAACGACGTCCCCTACAAACACTGAATCACAGATAGATATTTCCTTGGCCGATTACGACGCAAATGCGGCGTTCGTCGGGTTTGCAATCGCAATCGGTGCGGGGAATAACGAGTGGTTTGCGAACGTGTATGTTAAGGATTTGTGGCTGGAATAGAAGGCAGCAGGCCGCCGCGCTGGAGGCCCAGAATGACGAGCTGGTGGAGGCCATGGCGGCCATGGTGGAAGATGTGTACAACCAGGACCTGGCTGCAATCGAGGAGGGATAAACGGTGATTGCCGTATCCATAAATTTTTACTTTTGGAGGAAGAAAAATATGTACAAGAGCATGAAAACCCTGATCACCCGGAAGTTTTACAAGACGGCGGAGCTGGCCCAGAAGAAGCTGGATGTGTTTTACGCCGTGAACCGGCTGACGGATGAGGAATACCAGGAGCTCACCACCCTGGTGGTGGAGGTGTACGGCGTGAACGAGGGCGATACGCCCACCGAAGACGTGACCGAGTAACGAGGAAGGAGGCCCAGCAGCATGGCATATCGTGTTGTCCCTGACCGGCAGGGCGTGATCAACATCGGAAAAATCAAAGAAAACCTGGTTACCGAAGTGGAGCTTCCCGCGCCGGGATTCGGGGGCGGCAGCTATGCCGTGCTGCTGCGGCGGCCCAAGGAGGAGCAGCCCTACCCCGTCGCCGCGCGGCACGAAGGCAGCACCCTGGTCTGGACGGTACAGACTGCCGACACGGCCATTGCCGGGACCGGAAAGCTGGAATGCCGGTGGTACGGCGACAACGGCGAGGTGGCCAAGAGCCGAACCTACATGGTGCGCATTACCGATGGACTGCCCGACCCAACGGAAGCCCCGGAAGCCTGGGAGGGCTTTATGGGGCAGGTGGCCCGGGATGCTCAGGCGGCGAAAGATGCAGCTGATGATGCCGCCAAGACACTGAAAAAATTGGAAGAAGGAATCGCTTCCGGAGATTTCCGGGGGGAGAAAGGTGAAAAGGGCGAACAAGGCCCCACTGGCCCTCAAGGGCCGCAGGGAATCCAGGGGGAACGGGGGCCGATTGGCCCGGCCGGTCCAACTGGGCCGAAGGGTGACCAAGGCCCTGCGGGGCCTGCGGGCAAGGACGGTCTGGACGCGCCGCAGATCGATGACGCCGTTATCAGCGCCGAAAACCCGTGGAGCAGCAAAAAGATCATCGAGACGCTGTGCCCGCCGCTGGAAGAGACCGGCAACCCAGTGACGTGCTACCCGGTAGCGGGGTATCCGCTGGGGGTAGTGGCCAGCTGGGAGCCGACGCAGGCGGGGACGGGTGAGCCGTATCCGGCGGGAGGCGGTAAGAATCTAATCCCCTACCCAAGCAATATCGGCCATTCGTTCCCGATGACGAGGAACGGATTGACAATTACATCGAACCCAGACGGCTCTTACACGGTAAACGGTACAGCAACAGCAAACACCTATTTCGCGGTATGTTATCTTTCGGGCGGGGAGTTTGACAACATTGGCACGGTTACGCTAAGCGGATGCCCCAAAGGCGGGAACACCGCGGCAACTAACGGCTACTATTTAGCGCTGTACACCGGAGCGGGCGGAATCTGGAAATCTGACGTTGGAAGCGGCGTCAGCATTGATCTCGGGGCGCTGGGAGATGGTGCTAGAATCGAGATAACCGTTACGTCCGGCTACACAGCGAACAATCTAAAATTCTGGCCCCAGCTTGAAAAAGGCTCCACCGCTACCGCCTACGCCCCATACGAAAACATCCGGCCGATTTCAGGGCGGGATGCGGTGACGGTGCAGCGATGCGGGGAGAATCTGCTGAAAATCGCACCGTTTGACACCGATGTTTATAAAGGCGTTACCTTTGAATATGTGCCGGACGGCGGCGTTCGGATTCAGGGCACAGCATCAGCCAACGTAGATTCCCCAATATTTCTCATTTGGCATCTGCCACCTGGAAAATACTACGGGCTGGATATGGGCACGGGAATAGCCGCGAGTATTGTTGTCCAGCGGGCCGGAAAGATGTTATGGCGAAACGCAAAAGGTACGTTTGAAATCATTAAGGGTGATATTGTTAAGTATTGGTACATGATTGTCAATACCGGCTATACGGCAAACAAAACCGTATACCCGTACATTATCCCCGGCACCACCGCCCCGACCGTCTACACCCCCTACCGTGGCGACACGCTGGCTCTGGCGCTGCCGTCCACCATCTACGGCGGTACGGTGGATGCGGTGACAGGAAAGGGGGCGGAAACGTGGAAGCTGGTTACGCTGGATGGGACGGAGGCGTGGAGACAACTAGCCCACGAAGGAAGAACATTTTTTGAAGCAAAATTGTCCGAAGCGAACACGGCATTACCATCATCAGGAAACAGTTTAATTTTGGCGAAAAGTGAGCAAACATGTTCGCACTTTATTGTTGGGAACCCATATAGTTACGATCATGATAATTGTTTCTGGGTGTATTACATCGACCTGAATACGATCGCTACTTTGCGCATCCGGAGTTCGTCCAATTTCGCAACGGTCGACGGCCTGAAATCCTACCTCGCTGCCCAGGCCGCAGCAGGCACCCCGGTGCAGGTTGCCTACAAGCTGGCAACCCCCACCCCATTCACGGCTACGGGCAACGGGCCCATCATGCCCATTCCGGGCGAGACCAACACCGTTATGACGGATGCGGACAGCGTAACCGTTACGGGCCGGGCTGATCCCATCCGTATTATCCAACAGCTTCAAGCGGCCCAGAGCGTTGCCACGCAGCAGCTTGCCGAGACGCAGCAGGATATGATAGATACCACAGCAATGACTGTGGACTATATCTATCAACAGGATTTGGAAGATATTGGACTGGAGGAGGTTGATGGCAGTGACAATCAAACAGATACAGAGCCTGTTGACGTACCTGGGGTATAATCCCGGGGCCGTGGACGGGGCAGACGGGGCCAACACCCGGGACGCGGTAAAGGCGTTCCAGCGGGCCGAGGGGCTGACGGTGGACGGCGTGGCCGGGGTGCAGACGGAAAAGGCGCTGCTGGATGCCGTAAGCAATGGACGGGTGTATAAGCCGCCTGATGGGGCGGGAAGCGGTGACACAGCTGGAGCTGGTGCCCCCAGCTGGTGGGCCGACATCCGATATTTTAAGCGGACAGACCCCTACATTGCCTGCTCCTGCGGCAAGTGCGGCGGCTTCCCGGTGGAGCCCGCAGAAAAGCTGATGCGGCTGGCGGA